TGGACCTACAGGGTTTACACTAACTGATGAAAACTTTGTGCAATATGCATATACAGGCGGATGTGCTGATTGCCAGGCTGTATATCCTGAAGCAACACAATCTATTCTTTACTTTGGAAACCAAGTAGGTGGAATGGGATTTGACCAATGTATTAAATTAGAAAGTTCAAATCCGTTAATATCAGGCTCCATACAAGTTTTATTAACTTCATATTATCAGGAGTTAGTAACATCATCAGATTGTGCAACAGGCTCCGGTTTATTCTGGGGTAATAACGCAACTCAATCATTTAATGGAAATATAATACAACAAATTCCCGCTATATCAGCAGGAGCAATTGATACAACCAATTGGTATAGAAGAAATCAATATGGTACTTTACAAATAAGACCAACTTCACCACTTGGATATAGTTCACCTTATAACTTTAATTTATTAAGCGGAAGTAACGAAGTATCATATAGTGTTAGTGGGTACACTTATAAATTAATAATATCAGCATCAAATGGATTGTGTTCATTAAACGATGAAGGACAAGACTGTTATGTACCGTATTAAAAAATAAAATATGAAAGGACAAACAAATTTTGCAGTAGTTAATGTAGGAACAAATACAAATTCACTGCCACTTATTACAGAAGATACAAAAAGCAGATACGGATGGGTGCCATTCGGTGTATATGCACAAGATGATTTCTTTGATGCAGTAAACCTTTGCTATAATACATCTACAACGAATGCAGCATGTATAGAAGGGATTGCTGACTTAATCTATGGTAAAGGATTATATTCTAAAGATGAAGCGTTTAACGATACTCTAAATCGCTTAATACCACAGGAAGATGTAAAGAGAATGGCATTTGACCTTAAATTATTTGGAAATGCAGCAATGCAAATCTATTGGAATGATGAACATACAAAAATAATTAAGATTTATCATGTGCCAGTTCAAACACTTCGTGCTGAAAAGATATATGATAATCCTCGTATACAAAATTATTACTATTGTGTAGATTGGAAAGACCAAAGAAAGATTAGAGATAAAAAGAAAATACCTGCTTTCGGAACATCATCAGAAAAGATGGAATTGTTTTGGTTGAAGAATTATTCACCAAACTTATATTACTATTCTCTACCTGATTGGGTTTCAGCAATGCAATTTTCCCTTGTAGAAGCAGAATTATCTAATCTACACATAAACAACATAGAGAATGGTTTCTTACCAATGGTTATGTTGAATATGAACAATGGTGTACCTGCTCCTGAAGAGAGACAAACGATAGAAGATTTATTATATGCTAAATTTACAGGCACTAATAACGCCGGTAAGTTTATGTTATCATTCAACGATGACCCGGCAACTAAACCAACTATTGATGTAGTAAACATTGATAACTTACATGAAAAATTCAGATATGTTGCAGAATATGCACAGGATAGAATACTTGTAGGACACAGAATTACTTCACCACTTCTTTTTGGTATCAGAACTCAAGCAAATGGTTTCTCTTCTCAATCAGAGGAAATGAAAACAGCATTTAGCATCTTACAAACAATGACCATTGCTCCTTTCCAAAATCTTATGCTTAATTCATTAGATTATGTTTTAAGAGAAGGCGGATATGGTGGAGAATTACAATTATACTTTGAACAATTAACTCCGTTAGTAATTCTTTCTGAAACCGCTGAAGAAACAGGTCAGACTGTAGACCAAGTAGAAGAAGATGTTAATGATTCAATGGAAAATCCAGCTACAACAGAAGACCAAACAACAACTGATGTGCAAGAAATAAAGCCTGACCAACCTATTGAAAAGTTTGTTATGCCAGCACATTTTGAAAAAGAATACGAAACCCTTATAAAATAAAAACTATGGCTATAGCATTATTCATATCAAGAAACGATATAATAAAAACAACACCTTTACAGGGTGCAATTGATGCTGATGCATTACTTCCATTTATCTATACTGCACAAATAAAATACTTAAAGAATCTTTTAGGTACTGTGCTTTATGATTATCTTGCAACTCAAATACTTGCAGGTACTCCATTTACAGGTAGATACTATGAGTTAATGGAAGATTATGTAAAACCATCACTTGTTTGGTATACCTGTGTAGAATATATTCCATTTAGTTCTATACAATTCAAATCTAATGGAGCAGTGAAGCAACAGAGTGAACAGGGAGTAGCACCATCAAAAGCTGAAATAGATTATTTGAAACAGCAGGCTCAGACAAATGCTGACTATTGGGCTTTAAGATTACAGAACTTTTGTATTTCTTATTCTCAAGACTTACCTCAATACCTTGAAAGTGTTGGTAATCAAACCCAGATTTATCCTGACCAAACTAACCAGTACTTTGGTGGTATTCAGTTGTAATCTTTTTAAGTAAACATACAAAAAATTTTTGATAATGCCAAATTATTTACAATATAATCAGGGAGTTAATTACACACTCTACTACAATGTTTTGGATTACTTCGAAACTATAATGAGTAATCATCCACAAATTACGAAAGTAACTACAGGTGATATTCAGGATGTTGATGATAGAGAGTTTCCAATGTATCCACTTGGCAATATCAATATACTTTCAACTACTATTGCAGAAAGTGTGACAAGACATGAAGTACAATTGGTAATTGCGGACAAGATTAAGAATAAAAATAATGAAAGTGGCAGACCAGCAAATGTTACTGAAACCACTTACAATAAACAAACCATTGAATTTTTTGGTGTAGATGATTATGTAGATATTCTTGCTAACACACTTGCAATTATAAACGATTTAACATCTTATACAGCATATTCAGTTGCAGCATTTGATATTGAAGGTGATATCATATGTGAACCATTTGTAGAAAGATTTAATAACGGATTAGCAGGACATGTAGCAACGTTTACACTTGTTACTCACAACGATAGACCAAGATGTTTGTATGATTTACTTCCATCAGGCTCTTATCCTAATCCTAATTGTTAATGGCTACTGTAAGACCACAAGCACTTAAAGATTTAGCAAAAACTGTTCGCAATGTAGGTTCTAAACTTGCACCCCGTCGTACAGGCAATCTTCGTAATGCTTTAAGGTCATATAATACGCCTGAAAGAATGGTTAAATATGATAAAAGTGGAGATGCTAAAATTACATTCTTTGTTGCACCACCACAAGCAAAATATGGTAAATGGTGGAATGACCCAAATGTTAGTGGGACTGTAAGAAATCAAAAAACAGGAAATAAAAAATCAATTAACTACGGAAGTAAAGCTTGGAAATCATCAGAAGTAAAAGCAGCAATTAAAAAATATGTAAAAGAGGTTGGTAAAAGTATTGCTCAAGAATTAAGAGAAACAATAAGAAAAGGATAACCATCAATTACAAAACCGATTTAATTGGTTAAATAGAAAACAAATTAGCAAATGCCAATTAATATAGTTCAAACTCCGGCAACTTGTTCATTAGCACAATCACCAATTATATTTTCAGTTGTTGAAACAAGTTCGTCTTTATTACAAAATAGCGATTTTCAATACGTTGCTGAATTGTATTATTGGCAAGGTGGACCTACAGCAAGTGGGTCTTCATCTGACTATACAATGACAAAATATCCTAATACATCTTTGTATGGTATATTTGATTTGAACAGAATACTTAATTCAACACTTCAGGATTTAGCACAGGTGAATACATCAAACGTAATGTATTTTGCTTGTCAATTTTATTATCAATATCTTTCAGGTAGCACATATGTTACTGGCTCCAATGTTAGAAGTGCTACATATAAAGCCCTAGATGGATATTCAATATTTCAAGAACCAATTGGACAAGCAATAAGTTCTAAAACTCCACATTGGCCTCTGATGACAGATGGACCTGCAACACAATCAGCATTCACTACAAACGAAGGGTTTAGTGGTGTTTATGTTGGTATAGCAAATTCAGGCTCACAACCTAACAGAATCCGTTATACATCTGATATACAAACTGCATATTATACTTTGAGTAGTAGTCTTTCATCATCAGGTCAAATACAACAATATCCAATAGGAGCAACAGAAAGTGGGTTTCCTTTGAGTGGAAGTTTTTCCTATTACACAATCCAAGCACAAAATAATTCAACGGATTTGGGGCAGCCTATCACTTATAACATAGTGTGTGAGCAAAAGTATCCTAATATCAGAATTAAATGGAAAAATCGTTACGGACAGTTTGATTGGTTTAACTTTAATATGGTTAATCGTCAATCATTCAATACAGAGAGAAGAACTTACCAACCACAACTTGGTACATGGCAATCTCCTACATTAAAATATAATAATTACGATAGCTCCGTTCTCAATTATATCTCTGACTCTACACAAGCAATATCTGTTCAAACCGACTGGGTTGATGAAGCATATAACGAAATATTTAAACAACTTCTTGTATCTGATGAAATTTATTGGATATATGATGAAGCAACAGGCGATTTAAGACCGATTACTATAAACACATCATCAATTACATTTAAAACTGGCGTTGTTGATAAGGTAATTCAATATGGATTTGACTTTAATTGGGGACAGGCATATAAATTGATAATCTAATGGGAGTAACAAGTACACAAGG